CGCGCACTGCAAAGCCGCGAGCGCACCGCAGATCTGGCACGGCGGCGGGCCATCGTTGCGTGGGTACTCCACCAGCGGCTCGGCTGGACGCAGGCGCGGACGGCAAGAGTGCTGGGGCGCACGGTGCGCGCGGTGCGGATGATGGTCATGAATCGGTGAGTTACTTCCGCTTTTGAGCGGAAGCAACTCCGACAAGCGGCGTGCGCTGCACGGCGGCGCGGCACTGATTAAGCGCGTGCCACCTACCACGCCACAGCAGCCGGAGCTTTTCACCGTTGAGACGGTGCAGGGCTATGGCTCGCTGGGCCGCAAGGAGCGCACCTTTGTCCAGGCATTGTTTGAGGGCTGCAATCAAACCGAGGCCGGCCGCCGGGCAGGTATCATCGGCTCGGATGAGTACATCCGCAAAGCCGCGTGCAAACTGGCGACAAAGGGTAACGTGCAGGCGCTGATGAATCAGGCGTGGGCAAAGTCGGGCGCGAGTATTGACGACACGCTGATGCAGGCGGCTGAACTGCAGCGGCTGGCGTTTGGCGAGGCCAAGGAAGCGCCCACGGCCGAGCGGCGCAAGGCGGCCGCGGATCAGTGGGTGAAGACATCCGCCTTGATCGCGTCGATCCACGGCCGGCTGAACTTGAACGTGAGCGGCAGCGTCGCCCACACGCACACGGGCGAGGTTGCCTTTGTATTACCACCCTCGGCTTTGCCCGTGCTCGCGCAGATGCGGCGGGACGTGCTGGCCAACGATAAAGCTCAGACACGCTCCACATGAACACCAACCAAGCCCCGAGCGTTACGCACGCGCCCGACAACCTCCAGCGTGGAGCGTTGTCTGTGGCGGTGGGTTCGGCGGATCGTCGTCTGCGTGGACTGCAAGCTGCGCAACGCGCAATCAACTCTTTCATCAAAGAGGCGCGTGCCGCGTGCGAGCCATACGGCCCTCGCCAAGGGCGAAAGCTAGAATGGTGGCGCGGGCAATTCGACGGGCTCGTGGCTGCAAAGGCGATGCTCGCGCTGGCCGATTTTCCCGACCAACCGGACAACGCCGCGCAAATCGAAAAACTTCTTCCGCCGAACACCGCGATGACCGCGGCCCGCAATTGACCACCATGGCCGTCAATCCCCAGTCGCTCACGCAGGAGCAGAAACAGCTCCTCACGAGCCCGTATGGATTCGGCCGTCACATTCTTGGACTGCCGCTGATGGATCAGCCGCGCCACAAAATCGGCGAGTGTCGCGAGGGCGATCAGGTCTTTTACCAGATCAACCAGAACGATGCGCAGAAGCGCGTGGTGGACGACCTCGACAGCCACGGGGCCAAGGTCGCCGCACGCACGGCCAACGGGGCAGGGAAGACCACCATGCTGGTGCCGACAGCGGCGCTGTGGTTCATGGCGATCCACCCGCGCAGCAAAGTCGTCATTACCTCGGGCGTGGATCGCCAGGTGCGCGAGCAACTCTTCCCCGCGCTGCACGCGCAGAAAAAGACTTTGAAGGACTGGCGCTTTAACGACGCGGACATCGACGCGCCGAACGGTGCGCGCTGCGTGGGCTTTACCACCCGCGACGGCGGGCACTTCGAGGGCTGGCACGGCAACAAGGTCGAACTGTACGACCTGCTGCAGCACGACGGCCCGCTGATGATCATCGTCGACGAGGCCAAGAGCGTGCAGCCGCAAATCTTTGACGCCATCGACCGCTGCACCTACCAGCGCCTGCTGATGGTGAGCAGCTGCGGAGCGGCCACGGGGCGCTTTCACGATGCGTTCACCAAGGACGCGCGGTTTTGGAAAACGCATCAGATCGGGGCCGACTTGTGCCCGCACGCCGACCACGAGAAAAACAAGGAGCTGATTCTGCGCCGGGGGCTCAACGATCCGCTGGTGCGCAGCAAAATCTTTGCCGAATTCTCGGGCAGTGAAGAGGGCGCGCTGATCCAGCTGGACTGGCTGAACCGGTGCACGGAGCAGCGGGTGCAATTCCGCGACGGCCCGGCGAACTATTATTGCGACTTTGCCCGGGGCGGCGACGAGAACGTGCTGGCCGAGGCCCGCGGCAACCGCGTGCGCGTGGTGGCCGCGTGGCGCGAGAAGGATACGATGCGGGCGTGCGGTGAATTCATCCGGCTCTTCCGCCAGGCTGGGCTGACGCAGGACGCTGTGCAGCACGTGGTGGCCGGCGACAACTGCGGACTCGGGGCCGTCATCATCGACCGGCTGCACGAGCTGGGCTGGGGCATCCAACGCGACGAGGCCAACGCCAAGGCCGACGACGCCGACCGCTTTATGAACCGCAGCGCCGAGACCTGGAGCGAGGGCGCGAAGGCCATCGAGGGCGGCGAATGGATTTTTCCTGACGACGACGAACCGCTCACCGCCCAGCTGATCAGCCGCAAGACGAAGCCGCGCAGCGACGGCCGCATCCAGCTCGAGAGCAAAGAGGACATGGCCAAGCGGGGCATTGGCTCACCTGACCGCGCCGACGCCGTGCTGGGCGCGATGCGCAAACCCCGCAGCTACGCGCCGCAAGCCTTTATGCACGCCGGCGCGGGCCGAGATTTTTCCTTGATCGAGCAGCTGGCCGAGGCCGCCGGCCACCACCACCAGCTGACCGGCACGGCCTGCGAATAAACCCCGATGCACACCGAGCCCACCACGACCGCACCGACGCACGACGATATCATGGCGGCGCTGACCGCGCGCAAACACTGGGAACAGCGCCAAGCCACGTGGTATCAGATGCGGCACGACGGCCTGCGGCGGCGCAACAAGCCGTGGCCCAACGCGGCCGATATGCACTATCCGCTGGCGGACGGCATTATCGAAAAACTCAAGCCGACGTACATCTCCCAAATCTACGCGACCGATACCATCTGCAGCTTTGCCGCGCTGACCAGCGACTTTTCCCCCTACCAAGCCGGGGCCGCGCAGTGGTTTGACCACCAGCTCAAACAGGAGAGCAACTTTGAGGAGGAGATCGACATCGCCATCGACATTATGGCGCAGACCGGCCGGTGCCCGGTGAAAATCTTCTGGGACGCCACGCGCAACCAGATGGTGTTCGAGGCGATCAATCCACTGTACCTGATCGTGCCGGCCTGGACGGCCAAGCTCTCGGGGGCCGACTGGATCGTGCACGTGCAGCGCTACAGCAAGGCCGCCTACAAACGGCTGCCGGGCTTCCGCTGCGATCCCGAGACGATCGGGAAAATCCTGAGCGGCGACGGCGCGCGCGATACCGACAGCGGCAGCTACGACACCCAACGCCTGGGGCGCGAGGGGCTGACCAAGGGCGCGGGCGACAGCGAAATCGTCGTGTGGGAAGTGTTCTACCGCGAGGAAAACGGGGCGTGGTGCGTAAAGACCTACAGCCCGACCTTGCCCGACATCGCGCTGCGGCCGGAGTTTGGCCTGCCGTACAACGAAGGCGTTTTCTCCGCCGCGCAGATCCCGCCGCCGTTTGGCGAATTCAAATTTGAAGTGAAGGAGCGCGGCTACTACGCGCCGCGCGGCGTGTGCGAGCGCGTGGCACCGGAAGAGGCCAGCCTGAGCAAGGACTGGAACACGATGAAGGATCACCAGACCCTCACCACCGCGCCGACCTTCTACGCCAAGCAAGGCGTGCCGCAGGGCGCAAATATCCGCATGATCCCGGGGCAGATTCTGCCCTTTGAAATCGCGGCAGTGCAGTTTCCCACGCTCTCGGCCGACGTCGCCCAGGGGATGCAGTTCACCCAGCGCCTGGCCGAGGACCGCCTGAGCGTGCCGAGCGTGGGCGTGGGCCGCACTGTCGATCCTTCCAAGAACAAGACGGCCGCCGAGACCAACCTCATCAGCTCGATCATGGCCGGCAGCGGCGACGTGCGCAGCCGCCTCTTCCGCCGGCAGCTGGGCGAACTGCTGAATCTGGCGTGGGGCATCGCGGTGCAATACCGGCGCGAGACGCTGGACTACTATTTCAACGAGGAGCTGCAGCGACTCGACCCGGCCGCGTTTACCGGCCGCTATCGCATCGAGCCTAGTGGCTCGGGCGATAACAACAACCGCGGGCTCGTGCTGCAAAAAGCCACCAGCCGCAAACAGCTGTTTGCCGGCAATCCCAACATTGACCAACGCGAGCTGGACAAGAGCGTGCTCGAGGCCGACGACCCGCGCCTGGTCAAACGGCTGTTTGTAAACGCGGGTACGCCGGCCGCCGAGCAGATCGAAGACCAGGCGCAGGAAATATCCATTATGCTGCTGGGCTTCCCTGCCCAAGTGCGGCCCAGCGACGACGACGACGCACACTTGCAGAGCATGGCAGGATTCACCCAACGCCGCGCCACGCTGGGCGAGGAGCTGACCAGCGAGACGCTGCAACTCCTCGTGGCGCACGGCACGGAGCACCTCGCGGCGCTCAAGAAGAAGGCCCCGCAAATCTACGCGCAGAAGGCGCCCGCCCTGCAACAATGGCTGCAACAGACGACCGCGCACGCGCAAGCCGCCGCGCAGGAAGAGCAGATCGCCAAGGCCGCGCGGCCGATGCTGATGCAGCAAGCCGAGCAGGCCATGGCCGGACTGCCGCCACCGATGCCGCAACTCCTGCAGCCGATGCTCGAGAAGATGATGCCCGGCGGAGGCGACGAGGCCGCCGCAGGACCCGAGGCAGGCGCGGCACCCGCCGCACCCGGCGCACTCGCACCCACTGGAATGTTAGGAGACGCCGCATGAAGACGCTGCGCACATGGTTCTCTCGCCCGCCGGCTGTGATCCTCACCGCCGAGGAAAGTGCGCTGCTGGCGGCATTGCGCGCGCCGGCCCGCTGGCAGCCTGACCAGCCGCTCACCCTGACCGACACCAAGGACTGGGCCGCACTCCTGCGCACGCCGCTGCTCCTTAAGCTCGACATCGCCATGACTAACATGGCGCTGCAGCAGGCGCAGAGCGCCATCTACGAGCGGCCCGAAAACGTGGCCCGCGCCGCCGGTTATGCCGCTGGCTTCCGCGGCGCGTGGCAGCTCGCCAAATCCCTTTCTACGCTCGCCGGAGCGCCCACCGGCCACACCGAGCACAGCGCGACCACGGACGCGCTGGGGCTCGAACACCTCAATCCGTGAACACACTCCGACCATGACCCCCCCAGATACCGCCACGCTCGAGGCACCCGAAGTCGACATCATGGCAGCTGCCATCGCTGCCGATAACGAGACCGCCGCCAGCACCAGCCCAGCTCCCGCAGCCAAGGAAACGACGCCAGCCGCCCCGGACAAGACCGGCACGCCCCCCGCAGTGGGCACCGAGGCCACGGCACCAGCCGCAACCGCCACGGCGGAAGCGGATAAACCGAAGGGCAAAGAGACCCCGTTTACCAAGGCCAAGGGAGAAGCCGAGCGGCGTGACCGTTCGTGGAAAGCATTGGAGGAGGAAAAAGCCACCGTGCGCGCCGATAAGGCCCGCGCTGAAGCCGAAGCCGCCACCCTGCGCCGCGAAATGGAAACGCTGCGCAACGCCCAGCCCGTGGGCCCCACGAAAGACGAGCACGGTGCCACCGCCGAAGACTACCGCGGCCTGGCGAAACGCTACCGCGCCGAGGGCAACGACGAACTCGCCGAAGCCGCGCAAGCGCGCGCCGAAAAGCTGGCCACCACGGCCAGCCGCCCGGCCGCTGCGAGTGCGACGACGTTTGATTCGCCGGAATTCCAAGCGCAGTGGAAAGGCCACACCGAAAAGTTGATTGCCGCAGACCCGGCGCTCGCTGATCCCGAGAACGCCGTGGTGAAGGCAGCCAACACCATCCTGAAAGACCCGACCTATGGCCGGTTCTTCAAGAGTCACCCCGACGGCATTAATGCCGCCGTGGAAGTCGCCCGTCTGCTCCAGGCCAACGCGGCCGGACAACAGACCCGGCAAGCGCTGACGACGACCCAAGCCGACCTCACAAAGGCGAAGGCCGAAGTCACGCGACTGACTGCGCTGCTGCAACCTCGCGGCAGCCACCCCGCCGGCCAACCCGGCGGGGGCCAGAAAATCGAGGACATGAACCCGAACGATGCCGCCGCAGCCGTCATGGCCATGGCGCGCGCCGCCGACCGGGGAGAACTCAATTAACCGCCAGACGGCCCAGCCGAGCCCATCGGCACCATCCACCATGAAACACTCTCTCATCTCCGCCCTCGCTACTGCGAAGGCTCTTTGCCTGCTCTTCGTCGCCGTCGTGGCGACCGTGATCCATCAAGTGCTGGCCGACCTCGGCGTGCACTTCGCGCCGCTCGCCCTGGGCGTCATTAATGTAAGCGCGGTCTCCAATACGATCCAGCCGCACTATTCCAAGAAGCTCCTCGAGCACGCCATCGCCATGACGACGCTGCAAGACTACGCCACCAAGGAAAGCATCGAGCCCGGCAGCGGCGCGACCAGCGTGACCTTCTTCCGCCCACCGACCGCTAGCCTCACCGGCACCGGCGCGGTGGCCGCGCTCACCGAAGGCACGGCACCATCGGCGTACCGCGACATCGCGTTTACCGCGGTGACCGTGGCACTGGCGCAACGCGGCCAAGTGGCCCGCGTGACCGACATCGCCAACACCGTCGGCCTCGTGAAATACCTGGACACCGCCATCGAAACGATGGGCGAGGAATTTGCGCTCGATTGCGATACGCAGATCCGCAACGCGGTGTGCCACGCCAGCACCGGCCTCAGCAAACGCTACGCGCAAGGCGCGGCCACGTTTGCAGCCACGGCATCGGCTAGCTTGGCCAACTCGTGCATCATCCCGCGCGACTTCCTGGACGCGATGACCGCGCTCAAGATCGCGCGCGCGCCCAAACTCAATGGCCACTACGTCGCCATTGTGCCGCCCGAGGCCAGCCGCGACATCCTCAACAATTCTGACTTCCGCGAAGTCGTGCGGCAGGATAATGCCGACCGCATCTTCAAGGGCGAGGTGGGCGACTTCTTCGGGCTGCGCATCGTGGAAGGCACCAATCCGTTTAAGGAAGACGAGACCGAAGGCACCGAGGCCACGACGTTCTCCACGGGCGGCAGCAACACCACGGGCTTCATCTACTCGACGATCATCACGGGCAAAGGTGCCTACGGGATCGTGGACATGAAGAAGCTCGGGGGCGTGGCCAAGAAGCCCCAGGTGATCATCGTGGATACGGCCGACTCGGCCAATCCGCTCAACCAGTTTGTGACCGTGGGCTGGAAGGCCTACTGGGCGCAGGCGGTTCTCAACAGCGCGTGGGGCATCACCCTGCGCCACAAGACGCAATACGTCGCCTAAGCAGCCCTGACGACACACTCGGCCGGTGCGGTTTCGTTTTTTCCGCACCGGCCTTTCGGAGGGCCGCAAGGTCCGCCGGCCACGCTTAGGGGTAGGCGTGGCCGGCACTCTCTCCCGCTGGCCCCACTCTTTTCTGACCTGCTCAATCGCCCTCGCCGCTTTTTATGAAATTCACTGAATTCCGCGCCGTGCCTAATGCGGCCGCCGCCCACCAAGGCCCGCTCACCGTGAGCACCTCCGCCGTCACACTGCTCTCGCTGCT